CGTTGCTCTGTCCGAGGGATGAATGAAAATCTCTGAATATGAGATAGAGAGAGAGATGTCTGTGAGCCTCGAAAAAGGACTCTGCTGACATCATGAGATACTCGTATCCCATTCCTCTATTTCGTATCCTGCGCAGTATCTGATACCATGCATCATCGATATATTGTTGATAGCTCGACAAAGACGAAGGACGGACATTATTGAGATCAGAGTATGTCGCAGTCAGATCGATATCTGATACGACAGGATACAAGCGTCTGCGGACGAGAGCAGCCATCCGACGAAAGAGATACTGGTCCCCGTCGATGGTCAGAGTCCATTCCTGGACATATCCCTCTCCGAGTGATTCGGTATCCGACAATTCGACAGAGCTGTGTGTATATGAGACAGTCCCTGATCCATTGATCAGAGCCGTCTCTCCTGTCACGAGATCCGCTCCCGTCGGTTTGATGAGAGTATATGTCGCAACTGTTGGGACCAATTGCAATCCATCTCGATATACTTTGAGGTGTGTCTTTTGAGACTTGCCTCTCTCGAGTAGTTCGATCGCTCTGATCTGTGCAGCGTATGGAATGGAGGAGGTAGTCATATTATGCTTTAAATACCAAGTAGTAGTCAGACCCGTCAGAAGCTACCATGCACCCTTCCGCTGTTCCCAGGATAGCATATTCTTTCGTTGCTCCTGCGTCTCGAATGTGGATCGCTTGCGTACCTGCATTATGGATAAAAAAGAAAGCTCCTGGCTTTGCTTCTGGAAGCTTGCAATCTACAGCCCCCGCAGAGCTGTTATCAAATATTTGTACTTGAGAATCTGAATAGTCCATAGTTCGAACCGTTGTTAAACTCTCAACATTGACTCCACCTTTCAAGATGATATGACGAGGGATTTTAAATTCTGCTTTGTCTGTATAGGCCATTATTGACTCCGTTTGTTTTCTGCTCGGTTAATGTGTTTCACAACGAGATCACGAGCGTCTCGATGTGATAAATTGCTTTGTCTGGATACTCGCTGCGCGATCCGGTCGATTGCTTGTCTCTTTTCTTTATCGGAGCTCATACGCTAGCCTTCCTAGTTTTTCGATACGTGCTATTGCTTTCTTTGTCTGTGTGAGCTCGTCCTGCTTGCTCTTGAGACGATTCAGGACCTCGGGGATATGCTGGTCTCTTTCTAGTCTGGAGAGAGCTCTGTTCATTCCTATCAGACGAAGAGAAGCTATCTTCGGATGTGGTGTTGAGATCTTTCCGGATGTCATCAGAGAAAGTCTCCAGTCGTCATATCCGTCCTGATCAAAATGCTCGATCATTCTTCGTCCGACCTTCTCGATCCCTATCCATTTACTTGTATAATAATTTCCCTTATGAGCAGGATAGACACGAAGATAATCCTCTTCTGAGGCGTCTAATATTGTCCATCCGTTATCTTTTAAAGTTGTACGCATATACGACGAGTCGAGTCGTCCTCCGACAGCTCTCGTTCCGTTGACACCTGGTGTCTCTGGTATGGATGACAGCACGGGAAGCAGGACAGGGATAACCTGTGTCTTCTTCTTCTTTCCGTCGTCTGTCTGTGTCGTGTACAATTTCAATTCCCAATTCTCTGGATTGTGTGCATAGAAAAATCTTGCGTTCGCTCGTACTGGGATTCGTGTGTCGACTTGCGTCTTCTCTTCCCACGGTTGCGAAAAATTTGTGTAGTTCATGTAGTCTCCATTTAAAAAAAAGGCCGGGAGACTGCACCATCCGGAGACTACATGATAGATCATGCAGCCTCCCGACATTGCAATCCTTAGCGCTTAGATAGTAGCTTCACACCTTTGTCATCTGTGATAATTCCACAGCCGATGTATGCATGTCCTACAATAAATGTAGATGCAGACATTGGACGACGATCGAATTCTACTACTACCTTGCCCATAGACATCAGGTCAGAAGAACCGCGTACTCCCGCAGGAATACCGTCAACATAACCGAGAGCCATTGGACTGATCATGTAGTTATCAAAGCCAGAGGATGCATTTTGATTTACTCCGAGAGCGGATGAGTAGACATCAACACCGAAGAGAGAACCTTTGAAATTTTCTCCTTTCACTTGCAGCATATCCATAGAGGATTGCATTCGAGAGATAGCATTCCCGGTCTCATTGCGAAGGCTGTCCTGAAGCTCTGTCAATGCCTTGGGCGCGAGGACACAGGCATAGGGTCCAGGAGCACCACCGGCAGAACCAGTGCCGAATCCGGCTTGCTCGAGCTTGAATATTGCGTCGAAGAAGTCATCAACAGAAAGAGTCGTGGTGTTCGCTCCTGCTGTCTGAGTAAAGGAAGCAGCAGAAGCTCCGGTCAATTGTGCGAATCGTGTTTCGTAAGATCCTGCGATTGATTGAGCGATACGGAAAGGGTCAATGTCAGAACCACCGAATCCAGTCATTGAGGCAAGATCTGACATCTCGTAGATGATATACTGACGAGCAGCGATAAGATCTGCATTCAAAATTGTAAGAGCGGTTTTGTTTGCGCTTTCGTCTGAGATCTCAGAACCAGCAGCTGCCATGCTGTCGAAGCCGTCAAGACCTGCAAGACGTACACGAACAGTATCTGAGCCGGTTCCATTGATAGAACCCTGATAGCTCAAAAGACCAGTGTTTCGGAGGTTAGAATTATCTTTTAGAAGAAGGTTGATTTCTTGGGAGATCATCGCAGAAAGGCGAAGGATATTCTCCATATTGGAAAAACGAATCGGATCGACTGTTGCCATTGTAGCACCTATTTGTTAGAGTGAGAGTATAGTCTGAGAGCGTTCTGAGACTTGTTCTGCTGTTACCGGGGCGACCGTATCTCTTCTCTGCTGTCTACCATATTATATCATAAAGAAAGAGGATGCAACAATGATAGATATTTTTGCGAAATGGAAGGACGGAGATCTCGTCTGTGTTCCCAAAAAGAGAAGAGGGATGTCGAAAGGCGAGTATCTCAGAGCCGCTCATGTCTGTCTCCGATTTAACGTAGCTTCATTCCCTTCCCTTTCTTCTCGAGAGCTTTCTTCGCTTTCTGGTATAGCTCCCGATCTGGACCCTTCGTCACAGCTCCGCCTTTCTGGAGAAAAGAATACACGCGAGCTCTCGCCCATTGAGACTGTGTCGCCCCAGGACGATGTCCGACAGCCCATGCAGCTAACCCTCTTTTATATACCTGATCAATAATCCCTTTTGGGATTCCTGTTACTTTTGAGACTCCTCGGATGAATCTGTCTTGCTGGGATCCTGTCTCCATTTTCGATGTAGCCTCTCGGATCTCCTGTCTCATCTTCTTCGCTGAGAGTGTATATCGAGACGGACGAGTTTTTTTCGTGTCTCCTGGGAGCGGTTTGAATTTTGCGGATCCTGTTCTCTTTCCGGATACTCTCTTTCTGATCTCGGCTTTTCGTCTCGCAGCTGTGCTCTTCCCGAGACCGGATGTGTATTTTCTTGGGACCTTCTGTGCCATAATGACTCCATGTAAAAAGGGGAGAGGATAAACATCCCCTCCCCATGATCAGAGGATGATCTGTTGTGGTGGGATTAGTGGATGAACCAGACCAGAACGCCATCTGAGTCGGACAAAGCTGATCCAAAAGTCAGACGCGCATTTCCGCCACTTCCTCCGGTGGCAGAGACGGAGAACTCATCATTGTCCGCAGGAGTATCACCGAGAGCAGTCATATTCCGAAGAGACAGACCATTTTTAAACACCAGTACAGCGTTAACCGTATTGCTTGGAAGAGCCTGAGACAGATCGAGAGTAGTTGTCGATCCTCCGGAGATCTGAAATCCTTGTTGCTTAAATGAGATACCCAATTTCGCAGCAGTTACAGAAGAGTCTGCAAGCTTCGCAGCAGTTACACCAGTGTCCGCGAGAGCAGTTGTCCCAACAGCACCAGACGCGATTTTTGCAGAAGAAACCGCAGCAGAGGCAATCTTTGCAGAAGAGACAGCACTGTCAGCAATCTTCGCAGAAGAGACGGCATTGTCTGCGAGCTCCGCAGTGTCTACGGCATTGTCTGCCATTTTCGCGTTAGTGATTGCATTGTCTAAGATCTTTACAGTCTCAACACTATTAGAGGCTAATTTTGCGGCTGTTACATTTGCGTCTGTGATCTTTGCTGTGGTGATAGCATTGTCCGCGATCTTTGCTGTGAGAACAGCAGCAGAAGCGAGAGCAGCAGAACCGACAGAAGCATCTATCAATTCATTCGCACCGACTGAGTCATCTGCCATTTTCCCATTGCTGATAGCATTGTCCGCGATCTTTACAGAAGAGACAGCAGCATCCGCGATCTTTGCAGTGCTGACAGCAGCGTCCGCGATCTTTGCTGTAGATACGCCAGCATCCGCGATCGAGATTGTGTCTCCCTGCTTCTGGAGGCCTCCAGACGCACTCACTTTCCCCAAACCGGTAAATCTTTGGAAGGAGATAGAATCAACACCGAGAGAAGGTGCTGTATCGTT